TAGTGCCAATCGGCATATAGTATTTTTCCGACCACGTACCATCTTGAATCGAAACAAACCAAAAGTTTTCATGTGGTTTGCGCTGGAACTTAAAACAATACTCATTATTATTTTTCTTGTTTACTACTACTAAAAAAGCGTAATCTTGGTCAATGTGTTGGATGATGCTCATAATTAGGCATTTAAAAGGTGAGAAATGAAAAAAGTAGGGTTTGAAAATTCGTTTGAATAATCTTGTACAAGGTTACTGATTTTTTGAAGTACAATCTTATCATAATTATTAGTATTCAATGAATTTTGTATTCTCAAAGCGTTTTTATGTGCAATTGTTTCTTTACTGAAATACTCAATTTCAGCAGTACAGCAAACTTGTAATTGTTGCTTAAATGTTGATGTAAAAAAAGAAGGAGTTGTTAAATTTTCCATAATGTTAATTTTTAATTGATTTGATTGATTTGTTAATTACTTATACCCAAAAGTAAGAAAAAGGTTTTTAAAAAACAAACATAAATACATATAAAAGTTATTTATAACTATATTTTGTATTTATCGTTGTAACTTAAAGAAGTATTCGTATATTTGTGTAACACTAAAGAAAATAACAATGATAGATGGTAAAAAAGTAAAAGCATATTGTGCTTTAAAAGGGATCAGTCAAAAGCAATTAGCTGAATCAATTGGGTTAAATCCTAATACATTAACAGCTATAATAAGAAGAGGAAACACATTAAGTGTAAACCTTGAAAATATGGCAAATGCTTTAGATTGTAAAATGGATGATTTAGTAACTAAAACACAAACACTATGAAAAAGGATTCCTTTTACTTTCCTCATTTTGAAGCAGCCAGAAATGATAGAAAGATTTTAAGATTAAGAAAGGATTTGGGTACTGATGGATACGCTGCTTATTTCATGTTATTGGAAGTATTAAGAAGTCAAACTGATTTTAGTTATCCTTTCGAGGATGTTGATCTGTTGGCTGATGATTTTAAAATAAGTGAAGCAATTATAAAAACAACGATTTCTAATTATGGGCTTTTTGAGGTTGATATTGATAAAAATATATTTTCTCCAAAATTTAATGAATTTATGGAGCCTTATTTAAGAATGAAAAATCAAAGAATAGAAGCAGGTAAAAAATCAGTAGAAGCGAGAAAAAGAAAGGCTTTAAATCTTAACGAACGCAAAACGACCGTTGAACGACCGTTGAACGAACGCAAAACGACTGTTGAAGCAACCGTTAAACAAAGTAAAGAAAAGAAAAGAAAAGAAAATACTATTGCGCATTTTGACAATGCTAGTGCTAGTACTTGCTTTTCATTTAATGAATTTTGGGGGGCATACGAAAAAAAGAAGGACAGATACAAAGCTGAAAAGATTTATAATAAATTACCTGAACAAGATAGACAAGTTATAAAAGACACAATTGCTTTGTATGTACAATCAACTCCAGAAATTAAATTCAGAAAGTTTCCTTGTACATACTTAAACAATCGCTCATGGGAGGATGAAATCTTTATTGAGCAGCCAGTACCAAAACATAATACACCACAGCCACAACAAGACTGGCATTACGAATAATTTAAAAAACAGATTATGACAAATCAAGAATTAGATCAATTAAGACAAATACCAATTGTAGATGTAGTCAAAAACTATATTGATGTAAAAAAGGTAGGGAGCAATTATAAAGCGTGTTGCCCTTTTCATGATGAAAAAACACCTTCGTTTACAGTTGTTCAAAATGCAAATGAGAATTTTTATAAATGTTTTGGCTGTGGAGAAAGTGGTGATACAATTTCTTTTGTTCAAAAAGTAAAAAGCCTTTCTTTTCCTGATGCTTGTAAAGAGTTGGCAAGTATAGGAAATGTAACAATTTCACAAAACAATGACTTTCCACAAAGAAGCATTGAAACTAAAAAGCCCCAACACAAGACTTTTGAGAAGAAGTACATACAATCATATCAAAAACCAATAACGAAGTCATACAAGCCAAAAGAATCAGTTTTAAAAGCATTATTAAGCCGTGGCATATCTGAAAACACAATTGAGCGTGTAGGGATAACTGAAAGTATTAAATATTTTGGTGCATTAAGTAAAGAAGATGTTTCTATTAACTTCAATTTTTATAGAAACGGGGAGCTTGTAAACGTAAAACATAGACACGCTTTTTCTAAAAACTTTGGATTAGAAAAAGATTGTGAATTAATCCTTTATAATTTAGATAATGTTGTAATTGATAAGTCTAAAATGGTAATTATTACAGAAGGGGAGATTGATGCTCTTTCTATAATGGAAGCTTATGGAGAGATTAGAAACATTGTAAGTGTTCCGAATGGAGCTAATAGTGGTAAAAATCAAAATCTTTCTTATTTGGATTGTCCAAAAACAAAAGAATTATTACAAGATAGAAAGCTGTGTTTATGTTTTGATGCTGATAATGCAGGGAGAAACCTAAAAGATGCTTTTGTTTCAAGATTTGGAGAGGAAAATTGTTTCATTGTTACTTATCCAGAAGATTGTAAAGACATGAATGATGTTCTTTTGAAGCATGATAAGGAAACAGTAAAAGAAGTAATTGAATATAGAGGTTTTAATAAAGTAAATGGGGTACAAGATATTTCTGATTTTGAAAATACAGTTGATAACTATTATGATTATGGTTTCCCAAATGTTGATAAAGTTGGAATTTCTGAACTTGATAAATTAATTGGTTTTCGTGGTGGGGAGCTTACAATGGTGACTGGTATTTCTGGCTCAGGTAAATCTGTATTCTTGGATTTCTTAATGGTTCAATTATCAAAAATTCACAATTGGAGATTTGCAGTTTGTTCAATGGAAACACCAAGTGCAATACATTCCACAAGATTAGCGACAAAATTCATTAATAAACCTTTTAGAAATGTTGTTTCTGCTCAAGGAGAACTTTTAAAAGACAGAATGACTCCAGAAGAATATTCAGAAGCTAAACAATTCATTTACCACCATTTTCATTTTATATCTCATAAAGTAGAAGAGAAAAACGGAGAGAAGCATAGAGGATTAATGAATATTGATTACATACTTACACAAGCGAAGCGATTAAAAGCAATGTACGGTGTAAAAGGATTAGTAATCGACCCATGGAACACGTTGGATCATGAAATGAAAAACGGAGAGAATGAAACTAATTACGTTTCAAGAGTATTATCAAAAATAATAGCTTTTGCAGAGGATTATGATGTACATGTTTTCTTAGTAGCCCATCCAACAAAAGGTGTCACAAATCAGCAGGGAGTTGATAGAGTAGCAACACTAAATGACATTAGTGGTTCAGGTAATTTCTTTAATAAGACGCACAATGGTATTAGTGTATTCAGAGATAAAAACGATGATACAATGCCAGTAGAAGCCCACGTCCAAAAAGTTAAATTTGAGTTTGTAGGTCGTTTAGGGGTTGCGAAATTAGATTATGATAGGTTTACTGGGAATTACTCAGATGCTAAAACACAAATAGAATATTAAGATTATGGAAAAGAAAATAAAAAATCAGATTTGGAAAACAACAAGGTTTGTTGTGAATAAAAAAGGAGAGTTGGTTTGTCTTATGCTTAACAGGATTAATTTTCATGTTGAAGATGCTCTTTTTTTAGAATCAATTAAATAAAAAATCAATCAATTAAATCAATATTATGGAATTTAACGAAGTTTACAACGAACACAAAGGACTTGTTTACAATACAGTAAAGAAGGTAATAAAATACAAAGAGGAATTAGTGGATGATATTTGTCAAGAAGTTTGGATGAAGATTTTTAAAAAGTTACACCAGTACGATGAAAGTAAAGGAGTTATTGGCGGTTGGATTTATAGAATAGCATCAAACGAAGCGTACAAGGTTTATCACCTACAAAATAAGTCAAAAGAAATTTATTGTCTTAATAATGATGATACTGATAATATAGAGATGTATTATAATATTTTTGATTACTCAGATTCTTTCAAGGATGAAAATGAAAAGGAGCAAAAACAAAAGATTGAATTGATCAAAAGAAAGTCCTCAGAATTAAAAAGGAGTGCAAAAGAAATTTTCAATTTGTATTATTTTGAAGGTATGATTCATGAAGAGATTGCAGAAATAAAAGGGCTCTCTTGGAATACTTCAAAATCGCAATTAAGCCATGCAAAGGCAAGAATAAGAAAACTAATAGCATAAAACAAAAAAGGCAACTTGTGAGGTTGCCTAAAAACTTAAAATTAAAAAACTCTTATGAGCGAATCAACACGACAAAAATACGAATTTTCTACATTAATAAAAGACAAGAATACTATTTTATTTCTTGCTTTCCTGAACGTAATTTCAAATACGCAAAAGATTTCCTTTACTTATGTAAAGCACTCCTTCGCTTTTCCTTCCTTGGTTGAGCAAACTCCAGCCGAAACAATCGCTTTCCTTTTTGCATGGTTGATGACAATAGTAATTGTAATCAGTTTAGAATTGTCAATATTGCTTTTTGTAGCAAAAGGCGTTCGCTGGTTAGGTGCTTTATTTGCTTTCATGGTTTTTCTTCTTAACCTAAATTACTTTACAGAGCCTTATCTTTGGACCAGTCCAGCCGTTTTAATTGGTCCTGAATTAGCAGTAAAGTTTGGAATTGATTTAATACTTTCTGCATTATCTCCAGTTGTTGTATTTGCTTTTAGTGAATTGTATGTAAAGGAAAACAACGCACAGACAGAGGAAAAACAAAAAGAGGTACAAAACGATTATGAAAGGATTATAAGTGAACTAACAACGGAAAACGCACTAAATAAGCAATTATTAAGCAAAGTTGAAAAGCAGAAAACAGAAAGCGAAGCGAATAAAGACAAATTGAATCGGTTTTTAATCGCTTATCAGCAAGATAGGAAGCAAAGAAAAGCAATTATTAAGCAATTGAAGGAAGAGCAGGAGCAAATCAAAAGCGAATTATTGAAGTATAAAAACAGGTTTACTTGTGCAGGCTGTGGAAAAGAATTTGAAACACAGAACAGTTTGCAAGGTCATAAAAATAAAAGTAATTGTAATAATTAAGATTATGATATTAAGAAGATTAGGAAATAAAAAATTAATGGCAGATAAAATTATTTGTCATTTTCCTCCTCATGAAATATATATTGAGCCTTTTTTTGGTGCCGGTGGTATGTTTTTTAATAAACCAAAAGCAAAATATAATGTACTTAATGATATGGATGATGATGTTTATAATTTATTTAACGTTGTTTTAGATCAAAAAGAAGAACTCGCAAAGGCTTTTTACATAATGCCTATACATGAGAGTTTAGTTAATTTTTGGAAAAAAAACAAAGAGATTGATCCAGTGAAAAAAGCATTACGTTTTTTGATGCTTTCTAATTTTGGCTACATGGGAAAACCTGGAATAAAATATGGGACTGAGAATCCAAAAAATCCAATTTACAAAAACTTAGATAATTGCTATAAATTTATACATGATGCTCAGTTTATGAATGTTGATTTTAGAAAAGTTATCCCTAAAATATCTTTTAGAGGGATGCGCCCAGAAAAAGAAAAAGCGTTTATTTACTGCGATCCTCCATATTTATCAACCACAAACAATTACTCCAATTCATTTAATGAAAATGATTTTATTGATTTATTAGAGATGTTAATTGATAGTGATTTAAAGTTTTGCGTTTCTGAGTTTGATAATCCTTTTATATTAGAACAAGCAAAACAAAGAAATTTGAATATTATTGTAATAGGGGAAAGAAACAATATGAAAAACAAAAGAACAGAAATATTGATAACAAATTACGAAAACAGACAAATACAATTATTTAAAAATTAAATAAATAGAATCATGGAAAATCAAGAAGTAAAAACAGAAGTAGCAGTAAAAAAAGTTTCACCTCATTACATGGCTGTAAATCCTCCAAAAGCGCATATCACAGTTGTACGTCCTAATTATTGCCAAAGCAAAAAAGAATGGAGTACAAGAGTGATAAATGAGAAAGCAGAGCAAATAAAATGCTTTACTGATAAAGACAAAGAAAAAGTGTTGATTGAGTGGGGGAAATTAATGAATGATTTCCATAAAGTTGAAAAAGCTAAATTATAATAGTATATTGCTTTCGCTGAGCATAACCAGCAATTAAATAATTTTAGTCAAGGACTAAACAAGACAGACCCTAAATTGGAAGTTATGCTCCTTTTTAGGGTTTTGTTTTATTGTAAATATTTGAATTATAAGAAAATGAAATACATTAAAATATTAAGTTTGATCATGGTCCTAAGTTCTTGCGTAAAGAATAATAGCGAAAGGATTGTAAAAGTTTATCTTCAAAAGAAGCATAACAATATGATTTTAAAGTATGAGATTGAAGCAAAGCGCAAAAATGACACAACAATAACAGCAACTTATTCTTTTATGAATCCTTTGCTACAAAGTGATGTTAAAATGAAAGCTGATTTTATTATAAAAGGCGATACAGTAGAAAAGGAGTACATAAGAAAGTTTTATGTAAGAAGTGAAGGAGAATTTAAACAAAGTAATTTGTACTAAAATAAAAGTAATATGGATAGTTTAGACTATAAAGAAGGAAGTGGATTATTATTAAAAATATTATATTTAATAATTTCGCTATGCGTTGCATCTGTTATATTTTTATTTGGAGCATTATTTGAATCAAAAAGAGATAATAAGGTAATGAAGTCACCCAAAAGAATTGAACCAAGTTATATAATCACTATTAAAGATGGTAAAAGTGACACGTTATTTATTTACAAAAAAGAAAAATGAAATACATTAAAATATGAATAATTTAATAATTGCTTTACTGTTTTTATGTTTGATTTGTATATTTTTTATTTTTGTGCAAATGTTAAAGATAAAAACGAAAGTTGATTATGATAGGATAGAGCGTATAATAACAGAGTATCATAAATATTATGATGTTTACAAAAAAGCTTGTGCTATTCGTAAGATTACCCCAAAAGAAGGGATTTCTATTAAAGAAATGCAAAAGGTGGTAAATGAAACTATTGAAAACGATTAAAAATGAATAAAATATGGGAGTAGGGAATCAATACAAAGAACATTGGACTTTTGAGAAAGCGAAAGAGTTATTTGATAAAGCTTTAGGATTAGCAAGGCAAAAAGAATCATACAGTAAGGGTGAGTATTCAGTTAAAGGATATTCATTTCATTTTCTTGGAGAAATAGCGTCAGAATTAGACACATATTTAGATGTTTTTACTTATTTGATAGATAAGTATAGTGAATTAAAAGAGCCTTATAAGAAGCTTAAAACACGTCTTGAATCTAATTGCTTTGCGGACAGTAAAAAAGGAATCATCAAAGAAGCCTCTGCAATCATGAATCTTAAATCCAATTATGGCTGGACTGACAGGGTACAAAACGATCACACAACGCAAGGTGAAAAAATAGAGTCAATCCCCCCTATTTCTTGGATAAAAGAAGATGAAAAAGAAATAGATGAGTAATTCTAATTATGAAATACATTCATTATACAAACCTTTGTACACAACTAAAAAAAGGTACATTGGTATAACTGGAGGTCGTGGGTCGTTAAAATCACACTCGGTGCATGACTTTGCCTTAAGGCTAACCTATGAAGTAGGACATGGTATATTGTTTTCACGATATACAATGACTTCCGCGCATCTTTCTATTATTCCAGAATTTAAAAAAGCTATTGAAAGGCTTGGTGTTGAATCTGATTTTGATATACAAAAAACATATATCAAGAATATTAAAACAAATTCGTTTATCGTTTTTCGTGGAATTAAAGCTGGTAGCGGAAACAATACGGGTAATTTAAAATCTTTAAGTGGGGTGACAACGTGGATTATAGATGAGATGGAAGATTTTATTGAAGAATCTGAATTTAATCGAATTGACGATTCTATACGTTCTGACTCTGTGCAAAATAGAATTATTTGGATAATGAATCCGACAACCCCACAACATTTTTTATTTAATAAATTTTTCAAAAACTCTTATAGTTTTAAAAAGATTGAGGGGTTTGATATAATGGTTTCAACTCATCCAAAATTAGAACACATACATACTACTTACCATATTGGTAGAAAATACCTTAACAAGGATTGGTTAGAAAAAGCCGAATCATGGAAAGAAAAAGCAATTAATGGTTTTGATATTGAATTAAATATACAGCTAACACTTGAAGAACAAGAAAGAGCAAAGATATTTTATTCAAATAATTATCTTGGTTCATGGAAAAACAAGCAAGAAGGAACAATATTTAATAATTGGGAAATAGGAGAATTTGATGAAAGTTTACCCTATATTTTTGGACAAGATTATGGTTATGATGATCCAACGACATTAGTAAAAGTTGCAATTGATAAGAAAAATAAGCTTCTTTATGTTCAGGAATGCTTTTATTTGTCCTCTTTAGATGATGATCAGATATTTGAATTAAATTATAAACACGCTGATAATAAACTTATTATAGCAGATAGCGCAGCAAAAACAACAATACAAACTTTAAGACGTAAAACAACACAAGAAAGAAAGAGTATTAATTTAATTCCTTGCGTAAAAAAAGCCGGTTCGGTTTTGACTGGAATACAAAAAATGCAAAAATATCGTATTATTGTAGAAAAAAATAGTATAAATTTGATAAGTGAGTTAAATAATTACATTTGGCTTGATAAAAAAAGCGATACTCCAATAGATAATTTTAATCATTTAATTGATCCTTTACGCTATGCACTTGACTATCTTGATAGATAAATTTTAAAATATGGTTATAATAGACAAAATAAAATCAATCTTTACTTTAAAGAATCATAATCAATTATCAAATTTAAGCAGTCGTTCTGCTTTTTCTAAATGGTTTGGTTTTGGTGGTTTTGGTTATAATCATATATCAGAAGAAAGATTGATAAACGAGGGGTATCTTTCAAATGAAGATGTTTTTTCTGTTATAGATAAATTGGTCCAAACTTCGGCAAGTATTCCTATTTGCTTATATGAAAAGAAGAGCGAAGAGTGGGTAAAAGTTGAGGATTCAAGTAATTCGCTTTATAGCTTGTTAATGAAACCAAATGAGGACCAAACCAACAAAGAATATCGTATTGAGCAGTATACAAATTATTTACTTACTGGAGATAGTTTCGAATTAAAAGACACTGCTTTGGGTTTTACAGTTCCTACTTCATTGTATATTTTGCCTTCGCAATTTATGGAGTGTTCAACACTTACAAATCAAAGATTTTTTGAAAAACCTTCAAGTTATATTTTTTCTTACGCTGGTTATAGAACAGAATACGAAGCAGAACAATTAATTCATTCTAAAAAGTTAGACCCTTCTTATCCACAAGATAGAAAAGGACTTTCTATGTTACAACCTTCTTATTTAGCTTTAGACACTTCTAATCAAGTACACAAAGCAGAATCAGCAATGATTGAAAATAGAGGGGCTACCGGAATGATTTCGAGTGATTCAAAGGAAGGTTATCCGATGACTGCTGAGGAAAGGGATGAATTAGATGCTCAATTAAAAAATAGAATTGGAGGAGCAAACAACTATAATAAAACAATAACAACATCGCAAAATGTTAAATTTGCTCAGTTAGGTTCTAATTTAAAGGACTTAATGCTGGACCAAATAGATTTAAATAAACTCCGTAAGTTTTGCAATGTTTACGGTATGAGTTCACAACTTTTTAATGATCCTGCAAATAAAACATTTAACAATTTAGCAGAAGCAAAGAAATCACTTTATACAGAAGCAGCTATTCCATTGGCTCAAACCTTTGTAGATAATTGGAACGAAAACCTAATACCTATTTTCAACGAAAGAGATAACAAGGAGTATTATATTAAATTAGATACTGAAAAAATAGAGGTTCTTCAAAAAGATAAGAAAATGGAAGCTGAAAAATCTAAAATAATGATTGATGCTATTCTTCCAATTGCTGAAAAAGTAACTATGGGAACTTTAGAAAGAGCAGCAGCTATTCAGATTTTAATTTATACCTACAAAATAACAGAAGAAGAAGCCGAATTGCTTATTCCTGAAACAGTAGCAATGCAAAACAACCAAGATAATGAGAAATAAAAAAGGATATAATCGTAAGAATTGCGACTTTGAAATAAAAGCAGACGCAAAAAATCGAATGGTCGAAGGGTATTTTTCGGCTTTTGATAATATTGATTCTGACGCTGACAAGATTTTAAAGGGCGCTTTCTCTAAATCAATCAAGGAGCATGGTCCTAATTCTTCAACTAATAGAAAAATAGCGCATTTAGCTTACCATGATGTTACAAGACCTATTGGAGTAATTGAGGAGTTAAAAGAGGATGATAAAGGTTTGTACTTTCGTTCTAAAATGGGAGAACATACCGAAGGAGAAGACTTCTTAAAAATGTATGAAAGTGGTATTATTCGAGAGCATTCAATCGGATTTAATTACATTGCTGATAAAATAAAACAAGCAAAAGAAGGAGAGCAAAACATTTGGGAAATTCAAGAGGTCAAACTTTGGGAGGGTTCTGCTGTTGTCTTTGGTGCTAATTCAGAAACCCCAAACCTTGCAATTATAAAAAGTCAAGAAGATATTAATACGTTCTTAGAAGACTATAATCAAAGAATGGAAATTTGCATAAAAGCAGTCATGGACTGTAATCTTTCGCAAAAATTTAATAACTTGT